CTATTACAGCCCTGTCGCCTTGGATGAGGCGTATCCGTCAGCCGGTACAGGCCGCCCACGCGGCTTCAGCATTGTCGGCGGAGAGATGAAACTGCGCCCCATTCCAGACAGCGGATACACCGCTGAGATTATCTACATTGGCGGGCTGACGGCGCTGTCAGACAGCAACACGACAAACACTGTGCTGACCCGTAGCCCTGACGCTTACCTATACGGCGCACTGGCTGAGGCTTATGCGTATCTCCTCGATGAGGCACGAGCCAGCCAATATATGCAACGGTTCAATATAGCTCTCGAAGAGATCAAGGTTGATGAGCAGAGGGCGCATTACGGCACCGGCTCTCTTCAGATCAGCAGTATCTATCAACGACAAAATGCGGCGGCACAGGAGTAAACTATGTCTGCAATGAGTGACTACCTAGAGAACGAGATTCTCGACCACATCCTTGGAACTGGTGCCTACACGATGCCGACAACAGTTTATGTCGGTCTTTCGACTGCATCCTTTAACGATGACAACAGTGGCACAGAACTGAGCGGCTCTGGATACGCCCGCGTGGCGGCTACGTTCAGCGCGGCATCCGGCGGGACAACATCAAATAGCGCGGCTGTTGAGTTCGCGGCGGCAACAGGCTCTTGGGGCAGTGTCTCCCATTTTGGGGTTTTTGACGCATCCACGGCTGGCAATTTGCTGATCCACGGTGCGTTCACCACCGCCAAAACAATCGCCACGGGCGACATCCTGAAGATTTCAGCGGGTGATCTCGACATCACTGCGGCATAGGTGAGCCGATGGCCACGCTCGAACAGCTAGACGCTTGGGGGACGCTGGATAGCCTAGATGCCTATGGCACTATGGACTATCTGGACAACGTCTCGATTCAGACAGCAACAGGTGCCGTTGATGCGGCTGTTACGTCTAGCGGTAGCGCGTTTCTTATTGCGAGCGTTAGCGCATCTGTGACAGGCGCGGCATCGGTTGCCGCGACTGCCGTGTTCACGGCTGGCATGACCGGCACGGCAACGGTGGCTGTCACAGTCACGGGCGCGTCTACACCGATCAGGACTATGTCCGGCTCCGCCGAGGCGTCTCTGACGGCCTCTGCGATTGGCAACCTAGTCTATAAGGCGGACGGCTCCGCATCTGTCTCAGTGGCCGCGGATGGGGCTATTGTGGCAGTTTATTCTGGCGTAGGTTCCTCAACCTTCACCGTGTCTGCTACAATGACGGGGGCGATCCTCGGAGAAGACTGGTCCGTTGTCTCAGAGGGCGCTGAAGAATGGACGGACGTTGCGGCTGGCTCAGAAGTCTGGTCGCAAGTCGCAACTGGTAGCGAGGTATGGTTGGCGCAATGATACAGTTTGGCGAATGGCTCCCTGACCAGCCCGACAACCAAAACGCTGGCGTTGTCACGGCGACAAATGTAATCCCTGCGGCGGCTGGATATCGCTCCCTGCCGCAGTTTGTTGAATTGTCAAACGCGGCAGACAGCAAAATCCGAGGCATCTTTGCGGCGAAAGACAACAGCGGCAACGTCAAGCTGTTTGCCGGTGATGCCGCGAAGTTGTATGAGTTCAACGCCTCAACAAGCAACCTCGATGATGTGTCGAAGGCTGGCACACCGGCCTATGACCTGACTGGCGGGGAGCGCTGGCGCTTTGTCCAATTTGGTGATTATGTAATCGCCGCAGGTGGAACCGGCGAAGAGCTTCAGAAGTGGCAGTTAGGCACTGACACGGCTTGGTCTAACTTGGCTGGCTCGCCGCCAAAGGCTGACTATATTGCAGTGGTTCGAGACTTCATCTGGACGGCAAATATAGACGAGGGGTCGGGCCGCGTCCCATATCGCACACGCTGGTCTGGCTTTAACGACATTGATAGCTGGACATCTGGCACGGCACAAAGCGACTTTCAGGACTTGCCGGATTCGGGCGCCATCACCGGCCTTGTCGGCGGTGAGTACGCGACAATCCTGACAGAACGCGCAATCTTCCGCGCCACTTACACAGGCCCGCCGCTGATCTGGCAGTTTGACAAAGTCGAATCTCAGCGCGGTTGTGACTTGCCCGGCTCAGTCTGTAACATCGGTGGCGTGGTTTTTTACCACTCCAATGACGGCTTCTACATGTTTGACGGCCAGAGCAGTCAGGCCATCGGCGCGGAGCGCGTGAACAAGTTCTTTGCGGAAGATCACAACGCATCCTATAAAAACAATATGAGCGCGGCTGTTGACCCGCTAAATCAGATAGCTGTCTGGTCTTACGCCTCAAACAACAGCACCACAGGACAGCCGGACCGCCTGCTCATTTACAACTATGTCCTCAACCGCTGGTCTCTGGCAAATGTCACTGCTGACTACATTGCGCCGTTCTTCTCTGCCGGATACACAATGGACGCTCTTGACAATTTGAGCGGCACATTGGACGGCCTGTCATCTGTCTTGGACAGCCAGCTTTACCGCGGCGGCGAGTTTTTCTTTGGCGGTGCGGTTAGCGGCAACCTATATACGTTCACCGGCGACCCCCTCAGCGCCACGATTGAGACAGGCGAGGTGCCGCTTCAAATGGGCAAGCATGCGATAGTGACCCGTGTATATCCATATTTTGAGGGCGGCACAGTTACTATGGAAATCGGGACAAGGAAAAACCCGACTGAGGCGGTTACATTCACAAGCGCCGTTTCGATGAACGATGACGGGTTTGCGCCATTTAGGGCACAGGGGCGCCATCACAGGGCTAGGATGAACATCAGCGGAAATTGGACAGTGGCTCAGGGCATTGACATTGAGGCGCGGGAGATCGGCAGGCGATGACCCAACGCATCACTAATTTTAGGCGTTTAAACCCTATAACCGCCACAACCAGAGAAATCGCCGAAGTGTTAAACCGCACGATTGATGGCGGACTAAACAGCATCGGCTATGTGACGCTTTTGGCAAATACAACGCAAACAACGATTAGCGATCCTAGATATTCTCCAGAAAGCATTGTGTTTTTTACCGGCGAACATCACTCGCCTTGGCATCACTCGCCATATGTTGATTCGTCTAGCACACAAGGGACAATGATTATTAACCACGACAATCAGGGCCACGATGCAGAGATGGCATACCTTATTATTGGGTGAGAACCGAATGGAAGATCACTGGCAGAGATGCCGAAAATACATTGAGGCGGCGCTTGAGTACGCTGGCGGGTCTCACACTTTCGAGGATGTCGTGCGAACCGTGGCTGAGGGCAAGGCCCAATTTCATCCGCTGGAGAAGTCTGCTATAATCACCGAGATAGTGGATTATCCGCAGAAGGCTATGTGCCGCATCTGGCTCGCTGGCGGTGACTTGGAAGAATTAATGGACGCAGAAGTGTCTATTGCTCATTGGGCAAAAATAAACGGATGCGATGGGATGGAAATTGTGGGCCGCAAGGGCTGGTCCAGACAACTCAAAGACTACCGCGAGAGCGCGGTTGTACTGATGAAGGATTTTAGTGATGAGTAAAGGCGGCGGATCAACCAGAACGGTCACACAAACTGTAACGGACCCAACCACTGCGCCGTTCAAAGAATTTGGCCTCTCAGAGGCGCGGCGCCTTTATGAGGCTGGACCTCAGCAATACTACCCCGGCCAAACTGTTGTCGGGTTTTCCCCTGAATCACAGGCCGCGCTGGCTGGCATTCGACAGCAGGCGATAACCGGCTCACCGTTTATCGGCGCCGTTCAGGACGTTGTGATGCAAAACCTTATGGGCACAAACCCACTGCAAGCCGCCGCGTTCCGCCCTGTTGTCGAGCAAGTTCAGGCTCAGGCGTCTCAGGCTGGTCGTTACGGCTCCGGCTACCAGCAGGCGGCTCTCGCTCAGGCGTTGGCTCCTTATGCTTATCAGGCCCAGCAGGCGGCGATCCAGCAAGCCCCTGCGGTTCGCCAATTTGGTTTTGCTGACCTTGAGACGCTGGCTGGCGTTGGCGCCGCAAGGGAAGCTCAGGCTCAGGCAGAACTCGCCGCTGACATCGAGCGGTTCCAGTTTGAACAGGCCGCACCACAGGCCGCTTTGGCTAACTACCTCGCATCGGTTCAGGGCGGTCAGCTTGGCTCACAGGAAATATCGCCCGTGTATCGGCAACCAGCCCTGTCCGCGCTATCTGGAGCACTCGGCGGCGCGAAGCTGGCCGGAATGGTGCCAAGCATGACTGGCGGCCAAGGCGCGGTCCTCGGTGGGCTGGCTGGCCTGCTGGGCGCATAGGAGAAATAAATGGCTAACGGTGACTTCGGCAGACTAGAGTTTTTGAGGCGATTGGGGCGGTTGCCGTCACAGGCGCAGATGGT